AGAAGGCAGAGTTTGCTGAAATGGGTATGCTTAACAAGTTTGCCCAAGAATATATGAATGACGCACGTGATATATCATCCGCATCGTTCAAGATTGATAAGATACAGTTCTACAATGGTGTATTCAGGAACGAAGATAAGTTTAGCTTTTTAGAGATAGATGGTGATATGATACCTATAAACGTATTTATGGGTGTTGATATAGCCGCAACTGCTACGTCTACGTCAGATTATCAGGCAATCATTGTTCTTGGCATTGATGCTGAAAAGAACAGGTACGTAATAGATTACTTCCGTGAACGCATACCAACCTTTGATTTACCTGAGATTATTATTAAATATGCACGTAAGTATTCTCCAGTTCGCAGGGTTAACATAGAAACTGTAGCGGCTCAGGAGATGGTTCGTGACATGACAACACGGCTGGCCGGCGAAGACCGCAGGCTTATGCCGGGTATCTTTAAGGGTGTGCGCCCCCCTGCCGGTATAAAAAAGCAAGACCGACTTGAAACTTCGCTTGGTCCGATAGTAAATTCAAAGAGATTGTATATACGTAAATCCATGACAGAACTTGTAGATGAACTATTTGAACATCCCGTATCACGTCACGATGATTTAATGGACGCGTTGTATTATGCTGATTATTACGGACGTCCGCCAGCGAGCGGCAGGTACAAAAAAGGAGATACTGACACCATTAGTAAAATAAAGAAAACGTTTAAGTCGTATAGCTGGCTTACTGGAGCTCGTGCTTAATGGAAGCTGACCCTAGAGCTTTAGCTAATAAAGAATTATTCAAGCGTTACCGTGATTCACGTGATGCTTGGGACGTACAGGCACGTAAAGATTTAGATTTCTATTTAGGGAATCACTTTACGTCTGATGAGTCTGATGAGCTGCAATCACGAAATCAGGCTGATATTCCAATGGACAGGATATCTCCTGCCGTTGAAAAGCTTAAATCATTTATGACTGCCCGCCCGCCGGTATTTACTACACTGCCACGTGATGACAGTGACGCAAAGATGGCAAAGGTATGGCAGGTAATACTTGGTGCCTTATGGGAATCATCCGATGGAGATTCTCAAGTAAAACAGGCTATACATGATTTCGCTACAGTTGGCATAGGTTATTTGTATGTTTATATTGACGGCGAAGCAGACATGGGTAGGGGTGACGTACGGTTCACTCATATTAATCCCTTCCGGGTTTACGTTCCTCCTTCATCCCGAGATAGATGGTTCTCCGATGCTGATAGCGTTATCCTATCAAGTATCCTTACTGGTGAACAGCTCGTTAACCTCTACCCTGAACTTGGCGAACAGATGGATGAAGAGACTGGGGAAATCATTCCCGGCATCGTTGAGGAACTCTCTACATACGAAGACGAAGATTATCCTAGCGCACACAATAAGTCAAGCCGTGACGTATATACACCATCTGAAGTAAAGGATTATGACTACTGGCGTGAGAAACGTTATCAGGTACTCGAAAGATTTTATAAGGTAAAGGTTACGTTCTACAGGCTGATTGACCCTATGACTGGTGCAGAGTCTATACTGACAGAAGAAGAATTTAATATTGTTGCTCAGGAACGTGCGGCTGACTTTGAAAATGGCAGTCTGCAATATGAAGCGTTTATCCAGACCCGGGTTGCTGTTACATCAAGCTGTGAAGAAGTAGTTCTTGATGAGTATGTCCTTAACGTAGAATCCTATCCAATCATACCGTTTCCTAACAACTGGACTGAAACACCGTATCCACGTTCTGATGTATCACGTGCTGTGCCGATGCAGAGACTGCTTAATAAACTGTGGTCATTAGCCCTCTCACACGCACAGGCTTCCGCTGGATTAAAACTACTTGTTCCTGTTGGCAGTGCGGTCAATGGATTGGAACAGCTTGAGCGTGACTGGGCTAATCCTAATGCAGTTATAGAAGTAGACAGCAGTCAGGGTGAACCGCATTATCCTGCGCCTACACCGTTAGCAGGTGAGTTTTATAGGTTAATACAGCAATGTGAGTTTTATATAGATTTTATCTTTGGTATTCCTGAACTGATGCATGGTGTAGCAGATAAGGCACCTGAAACGTTTAAGGGCACACAGCAGATGATAGCCCTTGGTTCAGAACGTAGTAAGTCAAAGCTGCGTGACGTTGAGTTTAGCATAGTTAAGCTTGGACGTGTTATTTATTCATTGTGTAAACAGCAGTATACCTATAAGAAATATTTTAGGATAGCACAGCCTAATAACGATTTAAATGAAGTAACGGTTAATATGTATGATGATGCTACGCAGACAATTCTTGATATACAGAAAGATAAGAATAACATAGAACAGCATGACGTTCGTATTGTTCCCGGCTCTACATTGCCCACTTCTAAATATGCTGAACTTAATGTATATTTAGAAGCATACCAGTTAGGTATCGTTGATAAGATTGAAGTCCTTAAGAAGAATCCTGAGATATTTGACAAAGAAGGTATAATGAAAAGATTTAGTGATATGGAGCAGTTGAAATCCGTGAATGGACAACTGCAACAACAAGTAAAAGATTTGCAGGGAGACTTGCAAACTGCCCGTAGGGAGTCTGTTGCTGACCGTAAACGGGTTGAGGTTCAGAAATTTAAATCTCAACTCGATAACATCACATCAGACGCCAAGGCTGATAAGAGAATAAGTGCCAACGAACTAACTACAAAGGTGAGGCTTGAATCGGAAAGATTGCAAAGTGCTATTGAACAACAGCGTGACGCTTTGATTGATACACAGGGCAGTCCTGTTCCAGAAGATTTTGGGACATCTTAAAGGAGAAAACAATGGCTGAAGCTGAAGCACAAGCTGTCGAAGAACAGCAAGTCGAAAGTCAGGAAGCACCTGAATTACAGGATGCAGAACAAGAAGAACAGTTTGCAGAGCAGACTGAGGACGTAGGTTCTCAGGATGAAGTGCGTAAATGGCAGTCAATGTATGACAGAGCACAGGCTGAAAATGCCAAGATGCAGAATGCAATGACTGAATATTTAAGGTCGCAGAATCAAGCTCAAGAGCAAACGCAGAATACAGTACCCACAGTGACTGAAGATGAATTTAACCCATGGGAGGCTTATTACAAGCCTGATTCACCGTCATATCAAATGCGTATGCAGAATGAGTCTAGTCTGGTTCACGATGTTGTAGACCAGAAAATCTCACGCTTACAAAATGATATGTCGTTGAATAACACAAGGAATGAGTTGCGTCAGTTGCATAACATGAATGATAACGATATCAATGAATTTATGTCGTTTGTAGCACAGCCTAAGGACAGCGTACCTGTGAGTTCGCTTGTTAAGTTATGGCGTGATACTACTGGTCGTTCAGGTAATGCATCTAATGTAGCTATTCCAAAAACGAAACAGCAGGCTCCACGTACAGCAGGAACCCAGAGCAATCAGGGACCAGTACGTAAGTCTGATGAAACAAAGGCGTGGGACGGGATATTAAAATCCGGTGCCACGGGACGATTACCATAACAAATAGCAAAAGGAGAAAATACTAATGGCTATTTCTTACAACTCGGGGACTCTTAAGTCCTCTGATGTAACCGCCGCAGCAACATCTGCCGGCGTTGGAACCGCTCCCGACCGTAGGCGATTATATAACTTTGGTGATAGAGTACATGAACTGGCTCCTGAAGAGTCACCGTTCTTTGTATATCTTAGCCAAGTTAGTAAAGCACCTACGGACGACTCTGTTTTTCGTTACCTAGAAAATAGGAACCCAATTAACTGGACAAACCGCTCATTCTATATGGATGTCGCAGTCGGAACAGTAGCAGCCGGAACCTCATATACATTCGTTGTAGATGATGGTAGTTCAGGTTCTATTGACTGGCTGGTCAAAGGTATGGTTGTTGCAATTCAGACTAAAGATGACACAGATGGAAACGGTCATGCTATTGTACGCATTGAGACTGCTCCTGTATCTGCATCTGCTGATACAAGTTTTACTGGAAAGTGTATTGATACTTCCGGTGTCTCTGGTAGTAACAGCGTTGCTGATAATGACTTGTGTCAGGTGATTGGTACTTCCTATGCTGAGGGTTCTGGTGCTCCAGATGTATTCTCTACTGAAATTGAAGATAATTACGGGTATACCCAAATCTTTAAGACAGCGGCTGAAATGACTGGTACTGCACTGGCTACTAAATTCAGGGGTTACGAAAACGAATGGAGTCGTATCTGGAGTGAAAAGTTACGTGAACATAAAGTGGATATTGAACGTGCTATGCTTTTTTCACAAAAAGCAAGGGTGAGCAATATTCAATACACAGAAGGTCTTGTCGGACATATTCTTAAAAACTCAACACCTAATACTGGTGATACGGCATTAAGCTATTCCTCTGGTAAAGCTTATTATCGTTCATCTCTTGCTAGTGAGTTTACGTACGACAGACTGCTTAGCGATTTAGAAGTTGTATTTGACCCGGCACGGGGAAGCTCTTCTGATAAGCTGGTTCTATGTTCACTCCCAGTTATTACCCAGTTTAATAAACTTGGTGATGGCGCATTCGTAGACGCTTCCTTAGGTCATGGCAACAATCCTTATCAGTACAGTATTGAATCTCGTACTGGTGGTTTTGGGCATAAAGTAACAGTTGTTGATACTGTACATGGCACAATGAATCTTATTAAAGAGCCATTGTTCCGTGGTATTGCATCTGGTTATATGCTGATGGCTGACATGAAGTATCTGCTTTACAGACCTCTCGTTGGTAATGGACAGAATCGTGACACTCAAATTATGTCAAACGTTCAGCAGTCTGATGAAGATTTGCGTAAGGATATGATTATGACCGAAGCCGGTCTTGAAGTATGCTTACCTGAATCTCATGCTCTGTTTAACCTTGAATCGGCATAAGGAGTATAACGATGAGAAGTGATTACTTAAACGAAAGCAGTGGCGTCAGCAATCTTGATTTAAAAATTAAGAAAGTGACAGCCAGTGTAACATTAACACAAGATGATAGTGGTTCTATTATTCTCGTTAATCCAACGGCAGAAACTACAATAACATTGCCAAGCACGTTAGTGTCTGGCTGGAATTGTAAAGTTGTTTGTACCGAAGATGTAGCGGCTACTGATGCTGGAATGAATCAGATTGTGAATGTTGACATGGGAAGTGGTACAAATCTAGCTAATGTTGGATTTATGACTACTTGCAATGATAGTGGCGCAGGCAATTTTGCAGCAGCAAACGATGATTTTGTCGTATTTACTGCCGCAGCTACGCCGGGTGACTACTGTGACTTCTTCACAGATGGAGAAAGATGGTATGCTTACGGAATGGGTCAAGACCTAACCGATGCTGATTTCTCGGCTAATGCTACAACCATTGCTTAATAATCCGAATAAATAAGGATAACAGTATTGCGAACTGTGGGAGCTGTCAATAAAGGGCGGCTCCCGAATCG